TGAGTCTTATAAGTTATACAACGCTTTAAAGCTACACTTTGAAGGTAGTTATGATGCTATTAAGTATAACTTTAAGACCAATGCTTCACCTAATTCTTTCTTTAAACGAAAGGACAAATACTTCTTCGCTAAATTGGCGAAGAACCAAAAGGATTTAATGAATTACTATGTGTTTAATTTTATTGAAGACGTAAAGTATATTACTGAAATGCAAGATAGGTATTATACCGAACACAAAAAAATTCATGAATCTTTAACAAGAACATTTCAAGCTGATATAAATAAATTATCAGCGGACCACGCTTTTGATGAACTATTGGCTGCAAGGGATAACCAAGCACCATTGATTATCGAGAAATGGATGCATCAGGAAATAACATTGGAAACATTAGTTATTCTTGATTCATTAACGAGCTTTGTATATTGGGAAGGAAAGAAAATAACAGAGACTATTCTTTGGCCTGATCTTTCTAGAAAGATTACAAAGTATCAACCGTTCGTAAAATTCGATCGGGAGAAATATATTAATATTACTAAGAAAGCCTTTACATTGGCTTAATTATGTGTTATAATATATACTATTATATTATGAGTAAAGTGGATAATTCAGTAAATACAATGCAATACGGAGAAAATATATGTCATTTGCAAATCTAAAGAGCTCGCGAGGCTCGTCTATCGACCAACTCGTAAAAGCTGCGGAAGCAGTTTCAACTAAAACAGAAACGAAATCATACGCGGATGATCGCTTCTGGAAGCCTACTCAAGATAAAGCTGGTAATGGTTATGCTGTTATTAGGTTCCTTCCTGCGAAAGAAGGTGAGGATCTACCTTGGGTACGATATTGGGATCATGGGTTCAAAGGACCTACTGGTTTGTGGTATATCGAAAACAGCTTAACTTCAATCGGACAACCAGATCCTGTTAGTGAATCCAATGGTTTACTATGGAACTCTGGTAGAGAAGAAGATAAGCAAACCGCTAGGGATAGGAAAAGACGTTTACATTATGTGTCTAACATTATGGTGGTATCTGATTCTGCGAACCCAGAGGCTGAAGGTAAAGTATTCCTTTACAAGTTTGGTAAAAAAATCTTTGATAAGATTATGGACCAAATGCAACCTCAGTTCCAAGATGAAGAACCAGTGAACCCTTTCGATTTTTGGGAAGGTGCTGACTTTAAGATCAAAATCAGAAAGGTCGAAGGTTGGACAAACTATGATAAGTCTGAATTCGCTGCTCCAGCTGCCGTAGCCGGTGGTGATGAACAAGCACTTGAGGGTGTATACAATAAACTACACTCTCTAAGCGATTTCACTAAACCTGAAAACTATAAATCTTATGCTGAATTAAAGGCTAAGATGAATAGAGTACTAGGTGTAGACGCAGGACCTTCAATGGCTCCTGAGGATATGCAGTACGCACCTGCTCCAAGTGAAACAGTAGCTGAAGCCGCTCCAACGGTAACGGCTGAAAGTAATGAGGATGATACATTGTCTTACTTTGCGAAGCTTGCGCAGGATAACTAAGAGGAGAACCCAGTAAAGTCGTAGGGTATTAAATAGAGTCGATTGGCGTCCTTCCGCTCGGACAAAGTAACGAAAACCTTTACATATAAGTTACAGAGTAAATTGCCACTAAACCCCAGCTGCAGCTGGGGTTTTTTTATCCCTGGAATCTGAGTTCGTTAGCGGTTGCTAAACCAAGTGATGGTCCCATTATATTAATGGTTTGATTTGAAGAACTCTTAGTTGAATTGTCAACTGCAGTATTCGCAGTTAAACCATCTGACTTACTCTTATTAGATTCATTTTCAATACTAGCGTTATTAAGTTGATCGCCTGTATCTTTCTTAACAGTATCAAATATACTATTTTCTAATGGCTTCATTTCACCGGTATCTTTATTAATCCCAGCATAATCGTATATAAATGATGGGATAGCTTTTGAAGCAATACCCGCAATAGAAAATAAGTCAGCCGTTGGATCTGGTAATATTGAACGTAGTAATGGTTTAAGAACATTACCTATTGCGTCAGTTATTTTACTAAACCCACCTTTAATTTTTTCACCATCAAAAGTAAATAGTCCTACAACAAAATCAACTATTCCACTAAAAAAGTCTCTTATAGTGTCTATAATATTACTAATAAGACCACTAAAACTAAAGTTGCCAAGTGCTTCTGCAGCACTATCCATTCCTAATTTACCAGCGATCCATGCAACTAAATCTTTCAATAGGTCTAATGGCATACCAACTAATCCTACTAAGATACCTTTAATTGCTCCAAATATACCACCAATAAATTTATCAGCAGTTCCTTCTTGTTCTGAGGCCCCAGTAATAGCACCCTTGATACCATCAAAGATTCCCATAATGATTGTAACTGGTAAGAAGAGTTTACCTAATACTTTACCTAATGGACCAAATTTTGTGGCGAAGAATTTAAAAAAGTTACCAAATAATTTAAATGGAGATATCGCCATTAATACTACATTCTTAAGCTTCGAAGCTTGACTAGCAGTTTTAGTAAAAGGAGTTACAAACCCAGCTATAGTAGTCTTTATTGATTTTAACGAATCACCAGCCTTTTTAATATCATCGCCTAATCCCATAGGAAGTTTAAAGTTTTTAAACAATCCACTAATTCTTGTACCTATACTACCAAAAAATCCAGTGACTGAAGATTTAAGAGCTTTTACAGAATCTCCTATTCCTCCTAGTGCAAGTCTAATATTGCGAGTCATTCTGCCAAAGAAGTTACCTAGTGTTTGGCTAAGAGAAGCTCTATATGTTTTTAAACCTTTATTACCAAGATTAAAAGCAGTTTTGATACCCTTAAAAAACTTATTAACTGGATCAATTACTCTAGCAGTAAATAAACCTTTTACTTTTGTTAGACCTTTGGATATATTCTTACCGAATAGATCATCAATAAAAGTAAAGATTCTACCACCTAAGTTTTTAAAGCCTTTACCCATAAGTTTAATAGATTCTAATACACCTAAAGCGAATCCACCAATAAGACCAGCTAATGCACCAGTTAAACCACCAAGTACAGCTAAAGCTGTACCAAAGAAACCTTTAGGTGATTCTAGTAATCCAGTATCAGTATTATCAACTAACTCTTCGAGTAACTCATTAGTCCTATCGTCTCTTTTTTCGTTCTCTTTAGCGGTTTCTAACTCTTTTAGTTTATTACCACTTAGGTTGTTCGCAAGAGTATCAATTGCAGCATTGCCAGCCAATCCAACTCTTTCAACTGAATTAGCGATATTAACCATATTAGCCACTAATCCAGTAGCAGCTTCAGTAGTTCTTGTTTGTTCTTCGTTACCTTTTTTTACAGCATCGATGACACTAGAAAGCGACCCACCATCTCCCTTTTCTCTTGGTTGTGGAGCTTGTTTAGCTCTTTGAGAGTCTGCGTCTTTTTTAATATCATCAGCCATTTTTATTTACCTTTTGAAAATGCTTGAGCACCAAAGAATGCTGCTACAATACCGGCGACAGCTACGAAATATGTAGGAGCCATATCTCCTAATGTTTTTTGTGCTTGATCTAAACCTACTAAACTAGCTAGAACAACTGCGAATGGATATAGTAACATACCACCTAATGAAAACCATGCCATCTTACGCTGAGCATCTCGCATAGCGTCTTGGTCATCAAGTTCTTTACGCTTAAATTCAAGATACATATCATGTTCTTCTTTCGAAACCTTACCATCACCGTTTGTATCGGCCGGATGTGTTTGGTTACTACTCTTTACTTCTTCTTCGCTCATCGGTTCATTTTCCTCTGCTGCTGTTCAGCTTTTCTATTCTCTTCTTTGATATGTTCACTAAGAAGAGTAACGTATATCTCCCTCTCCCATGGTAACATACCATCTAATTCAGTTAAACTATAGTTATGATGCTGCATCATAGCAAAGTTTGTTTTAAAATGGTTTACTAGATTATCATGTGAGAGGCTTAGGTAAAAAAACTTTGAATACCTTTTAGTTCTACCTTATTCTCATGCTCACATTTAACGCACGTAAACTTTATATCATGTTTTAGTGATGGCATACCATCGAAGAAACTAGAAATACTTTGGAATTGATCAGTATTTAAATTTTCAATAAATTCCATTTTTTCTTTATCACTAGAGTCTTCATATACCTCTTCAGTATCAAATATATTATCAATACATAACACTAATAGTTCCATAATACCATCAATCTTTTCTAGGTATTCTGGGTCAAACTTTTGTATATCTTCGAATGATGGATATCTCAATGTGAGACCAATATCCTCAGATAACATAACGATTTTATCATCATCACTTATTTCAGGTGATTTGATATCATCTAAGTCAATCTCAACGGGTGATTCTAATCCACACTCTTTAGCCTGGCATTTAACATTAACACTAATTCTTTCACCTACAGACTTTGCTCTTAAATGGAGGAACAATACCTCTAGATCAAACACTGCGAGTTTATTAACGTCAATGTCTTCGAAAACACACGCTTCAATGACATTTTTAATAGCACCTAGAATCTGTTTTTGATCATTTGATTCCATTGCTACCATGAGTATTTTTTCTTCCTTAACAAGGTATGGTCTAAATTCAACCTCCTTGCCTAGTCCTGGTACAAATACTGTATACCGTGAACTATTTACTTGTGGTAAAGCCATTATATTTCTCCTAAGTTACCAATTCATTATAATATATTTATAATCCTATCTGCTACAGATTTTATACCAGCTCCAATGCCAGCTACTGGATTAAGTGTTTCAAATTTATCATATGAGAACGTTACACTCAATACCTGAGTAGTATCCGCCGCATCATTACTTAAAGGCATCCCAGCGTACGATGTAGGGAATGCATTCTTTAATTTAACTGCATATATTGGATTGTTTTCTTTATCCAATTGTTGTATAATTACATCACATACATGATCTACCTTATAGCTTACACTATATGTTTCCGTGTCAAAGATCTGTTTAACCCAATCATCAAACATATTTCTTATAAAAAAGTCTTGAGTGATATGGAATTCGCATGTAACATCTTCATCAATAAACCCAGTAATATACTTATGTTGTTCCTTATGAGCTGAATGTTCAGC